TTACCAGTTACCTCTACAGGTGTAGATGTAACTGGTAATATTGTTGTAAGCGGGACTGTAGACGGTCGTGATGTTGCAGCAGATGGCACAAAACTAGATGGCATTGAAGCAGGTGCAGATGTTACTGATACAACCAATGTAACTTCTGCAGGAGCTGTGATGGATTCAGAAGTGTCAAGCTTAAGTGGTATAAAGACTCTAACAGTTCCTGACTCAACAACAATTAGTACATTTGGAGCTACTCTAGTAGATGATGTAGATGCTGCAACAGCAAGAACAACATTAGGTGTAGTAATAGGTACAGATGTACAAGCATACAGTGCAGTATTAGCAGGAACAACTGCTTCATTTACTACTGCTGATGAAACAAAGTTAGATGGTATAGAAGCAGGAGCAACAGCAGATCAAACAGGTGCTGAAATTAAGGCTCTGTATGAAGCTGAAGCAAATGCTTACACTGATGCCAAAGACACTAAGTTAAGTGGTATTGAAACAGGAGCTGATGTAACTGATGCTGCTAATGTAGAACCTCTAGTTGATAGTCACCTTAACCAAAGCACAGCAGGTACTGACGAAGTGCTAGCATGGAACGGTACTGATTACGAATGGATCCCAGATCCAAGAAAGACTGTAATCAGCGACATTACTACTACACCAAACACTATAGCAAGTGGCTCTTCGGGTAAAACCTTTAGACTAGAAAGTGGTTCCGGTACAGTTAATATTAACAATGCTAACTTTGCTGCTGGTGATACTATTACTATTGTCAACAACACTGCGAGTGATAAGACACTAACACTTGATGCCTGGACAGCAGCAAGAATAGCAGGTGATGCTACTAATGTAGCTAGTTCGAGTATAACACTAGCAGCATACGGAGTAACTACTATAGTATGTACTACTAGCAGCGAAGCATATATTAGCGGTAATGTAAGCTAATAACTCAAATTAAGGGCAGTCTGCCCTTAATCTCTATAAATATGTAAAAGGAGTACACAATGAGCATACCAATAATGCTAACACAATTCGGACTATTGTCAATGGAAGAAGCCGTACAATTAATATGGGACGATTGGGTTAGAGAAAGCCAAGACGGAGACAACACTATACAGTCGGATGACATTCAATCTTACGATAAATTTGGGTGGGGTGTTGATATATCAGGTGATGGTACTAGAATGGCTGTAACTGCTCATGGTGAAGATAGCGGCGGGAGTGAGGCCGGTGCTGTTTATGTGTTTAGTCGTGACGGAAATAATTGGACACAAGAACAAAAACTATTAGCATCAGATGCTGCGAGCGGTGATTTATTTGGCTACGGCGGCATCAGCATGTCCGAAGATGGATCTAGATTAATTGTCGGTGCTCCGTATGAAGATGCTAATGGTTGGACCTTGGCTGGTTCCGCTTATGTGTTTAGTCGTTCAGGTACTACTTGGACACAAGAACAAAAACTTACACCACCGACTAGTACCGCTTGGGACTTCTTTGGTTATAGTGTAGCAATGTCGGAAGATGGCTCTAGGGTTATTGTAGGTCTTCCTGGTGATAGTTCAACTGTCAACATAAATGGCGATGCTTATGTGTTTAGTCGTTCAGGTACTACTTGGACACAAGAACAAAAACTGTCAGCATCAGATGGTGCTACTGATGACGAATTTGGCTGGTCTGTATCTATAACAGGCGACGGCACTAGAGTAGCCGTAGGTGCTCGAGGGTCTACAACCAATACAGGTTCCGCTTATGTGTTTAGTCGTTCAGGTACTACTTGGACACAAGAACAAAAACTTACAGCATCAAATGCTAGTACTGGCGATGAATTCGGATATGATGTATCTATTTCAAAGGACGGCACTAGAGTAGCCGTAGGTGCTCCGTATGAAGATACTACTAACACCGATTCAGGTGCTGTTTATGTGTTTAGTCGTTCAGGTACTACTTGGTCAGAAGAACAACTGATTGCGGAGCCTAGTGTAAATGATTACTTTGGGTGGTCAGTTTCGTTGAACGAAGACAGTACTAAATTAGCTGTAGGATCGTCTTACAATGACGGTGTAACTCATGTGTTTAGTCGTTCAGGTACTACTTGGACACAAGAACAACAGTTAGATACAGATTCTACAACAAGTGAAAATGGTACTAGTGTAAGCATAACAGATGATGGTACTCGAATAGTTAGTAGTTCCCCGTGGCCAACCGGGTTTGTCGAAGTACACGAAACTGCCTTAGTCGATCCTAGCACTATTCCTGAATTTATAGACTCTAAAAATATTACTTTCGTTGATTCGAGAAGCTTCGATGCTGTAGGCGACTTAACCCTTACGGACCTGACATTCGAAGCTGGCGATTTAATATTTATTAATATTACTAGTAATGACTTCTATGGCCAGGTATTTACTTGGGCTGGTGATGTAGACTTTACGGAACTGTCAAGATATTCTGGCAGTGGCAACTCAGATTATTATCACGGATATGCTGTATTAGACGGCACTGAAACTGACATATATTTAGATCCGACTACTACTGGAGTAGATAAAATGTATATTTCTATAGTACAGATAGCGATATTTAGAAATACTCCTTATATGACTGGAAAAGCCGGAAGCGATTTTAGCACTATAGGGACAAATTGGGTAATAAATAGCACAAGTAGTGCTAAAGGTCATGAGTTAATTCTAGCCTGCTTTAATTTTAAGGATGACAGATCTATCAGCTCTACTAATGTTACCAGCGGCACCTATATTGACAACAGAAGTTATAACGGACCGGGGACCTCTGACATCGGGGCCTCACTTCTTTACGGAGTTGTAGACCGCTTGGGGAATCCGATTACTGTATCCGGCACAACTTCTGAGGTATGGGGCACAGGACAAGGCTATAGATTTAGTAATACAGAACCAGCAATACATTCAGTAAATGTAATAGGAACAAATTCAGGAACATTTTTGAATGCCGGTTACATTAACTCATATGCAGAAGGTATAGCATTACCAGCTGGTATATCAACAGGTGATATAATGGTAGTACAAGTATCAAGTTCAGGTGATGCAGACAGTGACTTTGGTATTAGGGTTAATGGACTCTCAGGATCACAAGATATGACAGTATTGACTAGATCAAGTTCAACTTCATTTGTAGCAGGCTCATTTTGGTTAGAACTTAACACAACAACACTCGGATCTGATCCTAGAATATACATTATAAATGGTGGATCAAACATTGACAACAACTCAATATGTCTAGCAGTATTTGATGGTAGTACATTATCAGGATTACGAGGAGAAGCTAATACACAGTATCTAGCTTCAGGTATGCCACGATCACTAGGTTCAACAGATTGGGTACACAGAGGATCATTAATAATACAAGCAGGATCAAGTGATGGTGCGGCAGTCGCACATACAGCACCTACAGGATATACACAAGCTGTAGCAGTTAATAACTCAACCAGCTCAAGCTGTTCAATTAACTATAAAACAGACATTGAAACTGGTCTCCTAGTAGAAGGTAATGACTATGGAGGAGGTGGATCCTCACAGAACTTAAGTGTAATGATGGAATTTTTGAGTAGCTAAGGAGAAAACTGTGAAATATGCAAAAATAGAAAATAGCGAAATACAAACTAAACAAATCATAGATAAGTAGTAATACAACAAACACCAAAGGAATATTCAAATGAAAGGTTCAAAAACTGACAAAAGAGGATGGATAACTCAAACAGATGCTGATGGTAATGTACTATGGGAAGAAGAAGGATTAGTAGTAGGAAGAGGTGATCAAAAGAAAGTAATTAGTACAGCACAAGTAGCAGAGTTAGCAGCATTACATTGTACAAATGTTGAAATAGCAGACTTTTTTGGCATATCAGATAACACCTTAAGCTATAACTTTAAGGAAGTTATTAAAAAAGCAAAAGCAGAAACTAAGCAAAGGTTAAGAGCTGCACAGTTAAAGCATGCCATAGACGGTAATGCTACCCTTCTTATATGGTTAGGCAAGAATATGCTCGGGCAATCAGATAGCCAACAAGAAGATAATACAGTTACAGTTCTGCCTTGGACAGATGATATTCAAAAGGCACAAGTACAAGAAGCATATGACAATTTAGATGATAAGGATGATCCAAATGCCACTGAGTAAAGGACAATCCATTGTAGGTAATTCAGAAGCTAGATTTAGAGTTCTTATAGGTGGAAGACGATTTGGTAAAACATTCCTAGCTATCCGAGAACTTGCTAAATTTGCTCGATTTCCTAAAAAAGAAATATTGTATATTGCTCCAAGTTACAGACAAGCTAAAAGTATTGTATGGAAAGAATTAAAACAAAGACTTTCAAACTTAAAATGGATTAAGAAAGTAAATGAATCAGAACTGTGTATTACACTAGTAAACAATTCAACAATAACACTTAGATCAGCCGAATCATATGACAGCATAAGAGGTCTAGGTGTTGACTTTGTTGTGTTTGATGAATTTGCAGACATTGCTCCAGAAACATGGACAGAAGCTGTTAGACCAGCACTATCAGATAGACAAGGACATGCATTGTTCATCGGTACTCCTAAGGGTGTAGCTAACTGGGCAAAAGATTTATATGATAGAGGTCAAATGGATTATGAAGATTGGAAATCATGGCAGTTTACTACTATTGATGGAGGTAATGTTCCCGAATCAGAAATAGCTGCTGCTAAAGAAGACCTAGATGAAAGAACATTTAGACAAGAGTATATGGCAAGCTTTGAAACATATTCAGGCATCATATATTATAACTTTGATACAGACAAAACATTCTCTAAACTAGAATCTACTATAGATGAAAGAACTAGACTGCATGTAGGAATGGACTACAATGTTAGCCCTATTACTGCTGCTATCTCTATTATTGATAAAAAGGGTATATGGGTATTTGATGAAATTGAAATACATGGTAGTAACACACTAGAAATGTGTGAAGAAATAAGAAACAGATATCCAAAGAATCCTATTACAGTATATCCAGATGCTTCAGCAGGACATAGATCAACTACAGGAACAACTGACCTTAAGATACTAAAGCAACAAGGATTTGATGTTAAAGTAGGCACAAAGAATCCACCTGTTAGAGATAGAATCAATAGTGTTAATGCAGCATTCCTTAATGCACAAGGTGTTACTAGACTGAGAATCTCACAAAGGTGTAAAAGCCTAATAGCATGCCTAAACAAGCAAAGCTATAAAGAAGGTACACAAATACCTGATAAAGAAAGTGGATATGACCATATGAATGATGCACTAGGTTATTTGATATGGCAACTACTACCAATTAAAACTCCTACTCTAGAGAGATCTAAACCTGATTACTTTGGTGCATATTAAGAGACTAAATAAGACGAACAAGGACATTCTACTATGAGCATAGAAAAGCTAAACAATAAACATCCTATAAGACAGAATTACCTAAAAAGATGGAACTTTCTTTATGACAGTTATCTTGGTGGTAAGGAATATCGTGATGGTGAGTATTTACACACATATTGGGGTGAACAAGATGCACCATTTGATGCATATAAGAAGAGATTAGATTCTACTCCATTAGACAATCATGTTAAAACAACAGTAGACATATACAGATCATATATTTGGAAGAATCCTCCAAGTAGACAATATGGACCATTAGAAAACAATCCATTTGTAGAAAGCTTTGTAAAGGATGCAGATCTTAATGGACAATCAATTGATTCATACCTAAAGAATGCTCTAGATTGGGCAATGGTATTAGGACAAGTTTGGATATTAGTTGATAAGCCTGCTTACTATGCAGAATCAGCAGCAGAAGAACTAGAAATGGGGTATAGACCTTATCTATGTATGTACACTCCACAGAATGTTTTAGATTGGAATTATGAAACAAATCCAAATGGTTCAAAGTATCTTTCATATGTAAAGACTCTTGAATACTCTAGTAAAGATGAAGCACTGTTAAAAGAATGGTACCCAGAGTTTGTTATTGTTACTACAGTTGAAATAGATGAAACTACTGGTGAATATACAGGCATAAAATCACAACAAGAATATATTAACACACTAGGTAAAGTACCTTTTATAACACTAATGCCAAATCCAATGCCAGGATATGAGTGTGGTGTTTCAATATTAGGTGATGTTGCTGACATACAAAGATCAATATACAATAAGCTAAGTGAACTAGAACAGAACATTAGAATATCAAACCATCCTGTACTAGTAAAGACTCCACAAGCAACAGCAGAGGCTGGAGCAGGAGCTATTATATCAATACCTGATGATTTAGATCCTGGTCATAAGCCTTACTTACTACAACCAAGTGGTGCTTCAATAGATAGTATTATAAAAGCTATTGAACATGATGTAGAATCAATTAACACAATGACACACTTAACAGCAGTAAGAGCACAAAAGACTGCAATGAGTGGTGTTGCACTACAAACAGAAAGACAGTTATTAAATGCTAAACTAGGTGATCTAAGTGATACTATAAATGAAGTTGAAACTAAAATATGGGCATTATGGTGTGATTGGATGGACTTAAACAATACTGTAGAAGTAGAATACTCACATCATTTTGATACAAGAGATCCACAGTTAGCACAAGAAATCATTAAGCATAGCTTAGAGATAATTCAAAACCCTGTATACAAAGAGTGGGCTGAAAAAGAAATAGTAAAGCTAATAGTAAGAGATGAAGAAGAAATGAATCAATTACTAGCTGCTATGGAAGCTACTGTAGTAGAACCATTCCAGCCACATACTATGTATGATGCAGAAGGTAATGAATATATAGCCAATAGTCAAGAGGATCATGAAAGATATGCTGCTCTTGGTTATACACATGGCTAAATAAAAGGTAACAGTAGACTCCCTGCTGTACTAAACACCATGTAATTAGGAGGTAGCCGACATGACGGATAACATGGAACCTATTAGCCCGACAGATGAAACTGGAAATGATCTGAATCAAGGCGATACCAATACCCAGGAAGCTGTTAAGACATTTACTCAAGAAGAATTAAATGCCATAGTAGCTAAAAGAGTTGCTCAAGCTGGTAAAAAATTCGAAGGTATTAACCTCGAGGAATACCACGAGTTAAAAGCTCAACAAGAGAAGGCTGAAAATGACCGTCTTTTGAAGAGAGAAGAATTTGACAAATTGCTTAAGCAACAAAAAGACAAGTATGATTCTGAAGTTGGAATACTTAGATCAGAATTAGAAAGAGTTAAGTTAGATGGTACATTACAAAGTGCTGCTGCAAGACTTAAAACTACTAATCCAGATCATGTTGCACAACTATTAAGAGGTCAGATTAAATTAGATGAAACTGGGAATCCAGTTGTTATAGATGGCGATGGTAATGTTCGATATGATACTGATACTGCTGAACCATATACTATTGACAGACTAGTAGAAGACTTTGTTAATGAGAATCCATACTTTAGAAGTGCTGGTAAAGCCGGTACTGGTAGCAGTGGCAACACTGCAAATCTAAGTGAGGTAC